GGCGTGGAGGCGTCGAACGCAGCACGGAACCAGGCCTGCGTCGCGGGATGGAAGCGCTGCAGCGGGTCCTGCGGGGAATCAGGCGGCGTCATGGTGCGTCGATCATACCCAGCTGCGGCCCGTTGGCAGGACCTTCGCAGGCGCTTATTGCATCAGACAGGTGATCCGGGGTCGACAACAAAGGCTCTCAGCGTGACCATCCTGCCGTCACGGAGACGTGCTCCGCTCGGCGGTCATGCTGCGAACCTGGCACCGCGATCGTAGGCCGCAGGTCAACGCGAAGCAAAAAGAAAACGCCCGCGGATCCAGGATCTGCGGGCGTTCTTTTGCATCTGGCGGAGTGAGAGGCCGATTCGGCACTCTCACAATCTCTCAGGGAGTCCAGAAACCGAGGCGTATCAACGCCTGAGACTCCACACCCATACCATCGAGTCTCGCGGAATCCGGACCCCAAACATGGGGCGAACTGTGGGGCACTATTGATGGCAAGACCTACCAACCGACTGAGCGCGCGCGCCGCGCAGACCACCACCAAGGCAGGCTACCACGCGGACGGTGGTGGGCTATACCTGCTCGTCGGCCCGACCGGTTCGAAGTCCTGGGTGCTGCGCTACCAGCGCGGCGGCAGGCGCCGGGAGATGGGCCTGGGCCCAGCGCAGCTGGTCAGCCTGCAGGAGGCCCGAGCATCGGCACTGCAGCACCGGCGACAGCTGCTGGCCGGGGATGACCCGATCGAGGCACGCCGCGCCAGCCGCTCCGCAGGCACGACCTTCGGCGAAGCTGCTGACGCTTACATCGCGTCGCACCGCGCTGGCTGGAAGAACGACGCCCAGGCCGATCAGTGGGAGCAATCCTTGCGAGCCTACGGACCCGCCCGCGACACGCCAGTGGGCAACGTGGACACCCACACGGTGATGGCATGCCTACGCCCCATCTGGACCGAGAAGACTGTGACGGCCACGCGCGTGCGCGGGCGTATCGAGCGCGTGCTGGATTGGGCCAAGGTCCACGGCCATCGAGACGGCGAGAACCCGGCGCGCTGGCGCGGCCACCTCGAAAACCTGCTGCCCAAGCCCGGCAAGGTGAACAAGCCTAAGCATCACGACGCCATGCCCTACGCGGACGTGCCGGCCTTCATGGCGACCCTGGCGAGCCGGGATGCGCGCACCAGGCGGGCCCTGCGGTTCGTGATCCTGACCGCTGCACGGACAGCCGAAGTCACCGGTGCGGATTGGCCGGAGTTCGATCTGGACCACCGGCTGTGGACCATCCCCGCCAGTCGCATGAAGGGCGGCCGGGAACACATCGTGCCGCTGACCGATGCGGCTGTGGCTATCCTGAAACCCTTGTCACGCAAGGAGCCGCCTTTCTCCCTGTCCGAGAACGCGATGCTCTACCTGGTGCAGAAGCCAGCCCCGAAAGGCCTGGGGCTGCCCTTCACTGTCCACGGCTTCCGGTCAAGCTTCCGCGACTGGGCAGCCGAGACGACCGATCATGCGAACGAGGTGGTGGAGATGGCCTTGGCCCATGCCATCAGGAACAAGGCAGAGGCCGCCTATCGCCGTGGGCAGCTGCTGGACAAGCGCCGCCCGCTCATGGAGCAGTGGGCCGCTTACCTCGGGCTGGGCTCACAGCCCACGCCGTAGATCCCGCAGCGCTGCCCGTACCCTCGCCTTCTGCGGGTCCTTCGCCCTGGGCTTCGTCGCCGCCGGCGGACGGATTGGCTCCAGCGCTGCCTTGACCCGCTCCAGCTCCTTCGCCCCGGCCTCGGCCAATCGGCGGGCTTGTTGCTGCTGCTCGCGGGTCGGCGGCAGGCCGGGCAGTGGCGGCGGCAGCTGGATCGGGGTGCTGTCGGTCAGCCGGGCGACGGCCTCACGCAGAGGCAGGTCGGGATACAGCCTGGCCGCGCACCAGCGTTCGGCGAATCGCTTCGCCTGCCGGACGTTGGCCGCGCGCACTTCTTTCACGTGCCACATCTTCTGGCCTTCCATCCACAGGCGTACTCCAGGGCCGCCATCAGGGGTGATGCTTGCCGTCTCCCGGCCGTTGTACCAGAGCGCCCAGCGCTCACCGGTCTGCACCCAGCCAGAGGGGCGTGGTGCTGAACGGAAGCCGTGGTAGCCGTGCGAGGGAAGCATGGCCGGAAGGATACGGCGGGCGGTCGCAAAGGCTGCGACAAGGGATCGTTCACCGGCTGAACCGTTCGGCGAGGCAATTGTTAAGCGCTGCATCGGCGATTTGACGAAATCGTCAATTTCCCCGAATCACGCTCCGGCCACGCGCCGGCGGGCTACGCTCCGGCCATGTGCGGCCGATTCGTCCAGCTTCCCGTTGTCGACTTTGGCCAGCCGGGCCTGGCTGACCTTGCCCCCGGCCTGGCCGAGATCCAGCCCAGCTACAACCTGGCGCCGACGCAGCGCGCCTCGGTGATCCTGGACCGCGGCGAAGGCCGGCAGGTGACGCGGCTGGCCTGGGGCCTGCTGCCGTTCTGGGCGAAGGCCAAGGGCCTGCAGGGCTCGACCATCAACGCCCGGATCGAGACGGTGGCCACCAAACCGGCCTTCCGGTCGGCGTTCAAGAAGCGCCGCTGCGTGATCCCCATGGCCGGCTACTACGAGTGGTCGGTGAGCGCCGAGGACGGCAAGAAGGACCCGTGGTTCATCCACGCCACCGGGCCGTTGCTGGCCGCCGGCCTGTGGGAGGACACCAGCCCCCTTCTGCCCGACGGCAACCTGGGCACCTTCACCATCATCACCGGCGACAGCAGCGGCGTATCGGCCGACATCCACGACCGCATGCCAGTGTGGCTGCAGGCCGGCCAGATCGACGAGTGGATGGCCGCCAGCCCGGACGATGCCATGGCAATGCTGCTGGCCAGCGAACCGCCTGCGATGGAGGCCTACCGCGTCAGCCGCGCGGTGAACACGCCGAGGAACAACCGCGAGGACCTGCTGCAGCCGGTGGCCTGAGATCACGTTCGCGACGGCTAAACGCGAACGGTTTTCTGTAAGGCGCATGCCCCGCTTTGGGCGTAATCTCGACCCTGTTCGCAGCACAACACAGGGAGAGCGTCATGCGCGTATTACTGATCACCGCTATTTCCGCAGCGCTGCTCACCGCCTGCAGCACAGCCCCGGGTGTCGTACACGGCCGCACCGTCGACCTACATCAGGAGGCATCCGCCGCCGGCGAGAGTCTGGACGCTTTCGTCGTACGCATCGCTCCACGGGCGCTGGAAGCATCCCAAGTTGCCCGCGCAACAGTGTGCGGCCAGATCGATGAGGATGCGGGGGTTTTCACCGTGCGACTGAAGACCGACGGCTATGTAAGCGACTGCGGCCTGCCGAAGACCGCTCAGCCATATTTGCTGGTGAATGGCACAGCCACCGACGCGCGCGAGAACCATTTCTCGCAGGTGAACTGGCAGCGTCCTGGCTATCTGATCACCCCGTGGTCGGTCAAGCACCAGGACGGAGCCAACAAGCGGCCTCGCATCGTGCGCTAGTAGTTGCGCATATCGAGAATCAGGCCGGTCAAGTTGTTGTAGCCCATCTGGCCGGTCGGCGGGTACGGCGGCCCCGGCCCTTCATCCGTGGCGCTGCGAGTATTGATCAGCCCGACGCTGATCGTCCCATTCGCATTGGTTCGCACCCCAACCACGTAGCCCACTGTCTGGGTACGCCAAGCGCCGCCGCCGCTGATCGGTCCGCCATCCACTCGCGTGTAGAGGCCGGTGTTGCAGATCCCCACGGCGTAGCCCGATGTCAACGGGATGGAAATATCGGCTGATCCAGTGCCAGCAAGGGTGTTGATCATCTGCATGACGCGCATGTATTTGTAGCGCGAGTCAAAGATCACCCGGTTGTTGGCCGGATTCCGGATCCGCAACCCCTTGGTGGTGATGAACTGCATCTGGGCCACGTCGGTGGTATCGAACACCCAGTACGTGACCGATGCGCCAGGCACGTCAGTGATGATGTCCCACTGATACGTGGCGCCAGTCTGTGCCTTGCTCATCACGCCGACCAGTGCCGTCGAGCAGAACACCGCAAGGATCGGCTCATTACAGCCGGTAAGTTGAATTGTCGCCTTTCCAACCGTTATGCCGCCGACTCCTGGCACCGTGTACGACCCGGCTTGGATGACGAATGGGCCAGTCTTCATCCCGAGGCATTCCCAGCTCGGGTCGATCTGGATCAGGGATCCCCCTTCATTCCGGATGCGCGCGCCTATCGTCATCGCTCAGTACCTTCCATAGACCAGTACACCGGATCGGTTAAACAACGGGTTGGCCGACGAGTAGGTCCACGTGATCGTGGTCCCGTCATCGCTGAACCGCGGTGAGGCGTTGTAGTCGGGCTCGGATGTCGCAGCATTGAACCAGTAGAAGATCGGATTGCTGCCGCTGGCCGGAACAGTCACCGATCCGCTGACACCTGCGCTCAGCTGGATGCGGCCCATCAGTTTCGGCAGCCTGGTGGTCAGATCCACAAGAACTTGGCCAGTGTTGGGATCGCGTTGGCGGAATCCTCTCGGCATCAGCCCAGCTCCCCAAGCTCGATGAACATCACCCCGGTCTGGTTATCGGTCATCCGGATGCCGTAGGCGGGGTGCTCATTGATGGTGAAATTGTCTCCGCGCACCACTCGTCCGCCATCTTTGTTGATTTCCCAGCGCGGCAGACCACCACCATTGACCGACGACGATGCAATCTGGTTTGCGATCATCGCGTTGGTAATCCAGCCGGTGCCAATCAGGGCCTGATTGATGAACGTCTGGCCGCCCTGAATCACGAACGGCGACGTGATGTTTCCGTTCACCACGTTGATGACGCCGAAGCGGTCAGCCTGCATGAGAATCTGGCTCTGATAGCTGCCGTCCGGCTGCTGCTCCACGCCCAAACCCATGCCGGCCATGTAGATCTGTCCGGCGCTGGTGATCTGCGCCCGCACCGTGTAGGTGGCGATCACCTTGCCGTTGAGGTCCACGACGGCCTGACTGACCTGCTCGACCGACGCCTGGATGCCACCGAGGTCGATATCGCCGATTGAAGCCTCGACAGTGTCCACACGCTGCGCCAGCGCGTAGTCCCCTTCGGCGATCACGGTCTGGATGGACAACGTACCGGCGAACACCGTGGTGTCGCCCGCGCCCCAGTCGGTGTCGCCTGCCGCCTGGACATCCAGCTGCGCGAACAGTCCATCGGTTTTCTGGCCGATCGCCTGCAGGCCGGTCTCGGGGTCATTGACCTGCAGCTCTAGGGTACTGACCCGACCAGCGACGGCACCAGCCTGAGCAACCGCGTCACCGACATCCTTCCACTTCGTGCCTGGCGGTTCCTCGTTGCCGGCAGTGCTGTCGTTCCAAAGCCAGATCTTGCCGTTGTGGATCACGGTGTCGCCGGGCTGGTACGTGGCACCGGCCTCCCAGATCAGTGGCACGATCTGGTCGATGCTCTCGATCTTGGAAAGCAGGTCCTGCCCCAGCGCGCTCTCTGTGATCCTCCCCGAGAAGTACGCATCGTAGAGGGACTGATCCGTGCTGGCTTCCCCCATCACGCCGGTCCCGGCCGGATACCACGGACCGATGTTCCCGCTGCGATCCACCAGGCGTGCCCAGAAGAAGAACCGGGCCCCGGCGGCGAGTCCGTCCAGCTGCAATCGGTTCTGCGGGTAGGCATAGTCGCCCAGCTTGGTCGCCGTCTCGCGGTTGGGGCTGGCGCTGCGCCAGATCTCGGTGCGTTGTGTGTCGGTGGCGCCCGGCGGGAAGGCCCAGGCCAGCTGGATGCCGAACACGATGGATGTCGTAGTCAGCGAAGTCACTGCCGGCGGCGGCTCGGTCTTGCCCGCGATGGTCGTCAGCGCACTCATCGCGGGCAGCGAGACGGCATTCAACGCATTCACCGCGCGCACGCGCGCCAGGTACTGGCCGGCATAAATGCCCGGAATATCGATACCGGTCGCGGCCACCCGGCCAGCACGAACCCAGTTGAGGTCGTCGCGGCGCCACTCCACGTCGTAGGCAATCGCCTTGGCCGCAGCGGTCCACTGGATGGTCAGCGTCGGCGTGGCGATGCCCTGCTCGATCACCACGTGCGAGGACAGGGCCACGTTCGTCGGCGGCGGCTGCACGCTCGGCGGGATAATGCTGATCGGCGGCATCTCCAGACGGGTGCCGTCGTCGATCGCGGCATACTTCCCGGGCACGTGTTTCAGCGCGGTGACGCTGTAAGTCAGATCCTCGCCTTCCGTGATGGAGATCACTCGGAACAGTTGCAGCACCAGGTCGCTCGATTCCGTTGCCCATACCGATTGAGGCACCGGCACGTCGCTCCACGGCGCCGAGACGGTGACCACCCCGGTCCCTGCGTCCACGCTGTTGATGGTGCGGCCCTCGGTGCGTCCGCTGGGCAGCGTCGCCCGCAGGATGTCGCCCACGGCCATGGTGTCCGGTACGAGATCGAGCGTGAGGCTGCTCGCGCTGGCAGCGCTGACCCGGCCCGCATTACGCCTGCCCGCCCGGTTGGGATCAGCCACTTGGATCACGTCGCCCG